CCCCACCTCCCACGTCTCGGGGTGCATCGAACAGCTGATCACCTCCACCATCCACTTTTTCGTGACCGCCTCAGCGGCAATGCCCATCGCCAGCTTGTTGCAGGCCAGCGTGAGGGCAGCCTCCAGGTTGTCGCCTGTGCGGTTCTTCGCGGCCCCGGCATACAGGAAGCTCAGAAAGGCGAAGTCCTGATCCTCCAGGCGGATCACCTGGCCCACCTTGCCGTTCTGATACCGACCTTGGCTGACTCCATTGGCGTCCGTTATTCGCACGAACGTGGTGAGGGCGATGACTCCCATCAACGGATCCCCACGCGACTGCGTTGCGACCTTGAGTTGCGCAGATCACCGAACACCCGCTGGTGGCCAGCGGCAGCGCCACGCTGAGCTGCCTGCTGCATCCCGGCTTGGAACTCGGCCTCAGTGACGTACTTCACGGAGTTGATCTCTGTGACCCGGTAGCCCACCTCGATCATCCCGCCGCCGCTTTCGGACGAGTCGCCGCTACCTCCGCTCTCGCCATTGCCAGGCAGCACACCAGGGCCACGGACGCCCGCGTTGTATCGCTTCATGGCCCCGGCCATCTTGCTCTCGGGGATTATGTGCTCCGGCTCGCCGCCTTCGCCCACCACCGCCTGGGTTGGGCCGGTGACGTAGCCGCCATCGGCAAAGAAAGACCACCCGCCTACAGCAGAGCCGGTGCCCGAGAAACCACTGCTCAGACTTGGGCTGACGCTACCGAAACCACCAAATCCACCACCACCGCCTGCGCCGCCGCCCAGGAGACCCAACACCTTCATGATCAGCGCCTTGGCGATCATCTTGGTAGCCATGTCAATGAACGCCGCACCGATGTTCTTGAACATCTGGCTAAAGGCTTGCTGCACCGTTGTCGTGCCGCTGATAACCCCTTGGATGGCGTTGCTCATGGCGCTGCCCAGCTCACCCTCGATCGTGCCAGCCAGGCTGACAATCATCCCGCCGGTATCGGCCAGCTCGGCCTTCATCTGAGCCACCTTCTCGGTGATCTTGGTCCCGGGCGAATCCTTCAGGGCCTGCCGGGCTGCTATCTGATCTTTGATGGCCTGAGTAATGCCACCCTCAGCGGCCAGTCGATCCACCGTGTTCTTCAGGTCATCTTCAAGCCCCTTTCTCATCAAAGGGTGCAGATCCTTCTGCTCCAACAGCTTCTCGATGCGCTCTTTCTCGGCCGTCAGGCGAGCCCTCTCCACCTGAGCCATCTGATCGATCTGGACAAACTGCTCGGCATAGGCAGGGTTGATGCCACTGCGCAGCAGCTCTAGCCGCTGCTGGTCAGCTTGCAGCGATTGCTGGGCACTGCCTAGCTGGGCATTGAGATCGCCGGTAATGGCAGTCCGAATCTCTTGCTGCTGACGGAGGTACTCAGTAATGGCCTGCTCGGTCTGCAGCTCCTTTTCCTTGCCCGCCAAGCTGTTTAGACCGTTCTGCGCCTGCTGGACGCCCCCCAAGAATTGATTGGGATTAACAGCCCCAACACTGGCAGGATTGAAGGTCTGATAGCCCTGGCGACCCGTTGGGACAATGTTGTTGCTAGCTCCTGCTGCTGCAGCCTGCTGAGCACCTTGTCCGCCAGTCGCTAGCCGAGTAGCTGTATCGGCCTCCCAGTTGCGACCATTCCACACAACTGCATTGCCGCTAAGGATTGCCTTTTGCCCCAGCGGAATAGACGGCCGGGTGTTAGGCCCTTGCTGAGTTGGCATCCGCAGCTTGGTTGCATCAAAGATCGGGCTAGGGCCCGTGCCGTAGCCCAATGGTGCGTCGAGCTTCAGCGGGCCAGTGCCTGATGCCACGCTGCCCAAAGCGCCAAACGGATCAGCCGCCTGTCCCATCCGCGCACCAGCTTCGGCTTGGAACTGCGCTAATGCTCGTTCGTAATACCGCTTCAGAGTGGCAAAGCTCTTGCCACCTTGGCCGTAATAGCTCGTGCCAGTGGCCTTAGTGGGGAAGCTGGCCCATTCGGGCGCCAACCTATCGGCATTCTCTTTGGTGAAAGCAGCAGTGCTGACGTTCACACCACGACGTTGAGCAAGGGCAACAGCACCGCGATCTTGGCGCTCGGGAGTCATGGCACCGCCGCCAATGCCATCCCAGGTGGTGGACAGGAACTGGTAAGCGCCAGCAGCGTCTGATGCGTAGCCACCACCACGCTGAATCTGGCGCGGGTGGCGACTCATGTCGCTAAACGTCTTGCCGGTAAACATCGTCTGGTACCCCTTGCTGCCAGACGTTCCCTCAGCGAAACGGATTGTCGCTAGCCACGCCTTAGCGATTGGCGTCAGCCTGCTATCTGCGATTTGAGCAATGCTTGTAGACCCACCACCACCACCGCCGCCAGAGGCCCCACTAGCGCCATCCATCGCCCCGCCCAGGGTCTGCGCTGCCCGGGTAGCCGATGCCTCGATTGCTGCCCCAGCATTCAGGCCGCCCTTCTCCAGATTCTGAGCAGCAGTCGTTGCAAAGCCCTGCACAAGCTCACCCGACTTCTTGGCGTACTCCTGCTGGATCCGGCCTGATGCCTTATTCGTCTCCAGCTTGAATGCTTCCAGCTTCTCGGTAAACGTCTTTTGCCGGTCATCCTCTGTGCGGTTGGCGCCGAGGATCTTTTGCTCCATGTCCCACTTGGCCTGGAGCATCACTTTCTGATCGGCCTTCACCTTGTCGCCGATTCCCCCATCACCAGCCATAGAGGCATCAATCGCAGACAGGTCACGATTGAGGGCCAGCTTGGACTGCAGGTCAGCAATGCGCCGCTCAGTTGCCAGCCGATCTTTGGCAATCTCCTGCTCCCAGGCCTTTGCCTTCTCTGTCGTGGTCAGGCGTAGCTCAGCAATCTTTTGCTCAGCATCTGTTCGCACGTCAGCCAGTTTCTTGAGTTGTTTTTCGGTCAGCTCCTTTGCCTTGGCCGCCTGCTGGACAGACTCCTTCACCTTGTCCTGAGCAGCGGCCTCCTTCTTTGCAGCCTCGACCCGCTTTTGCACGTCACTGAGGTAATTGCCAATGGGCCTGGCAATCGCTTGCCCCAGCTTGTACGCGCCGTAGCCCGGAACCAGCAAGACCTTGAGTGGCTCGGGGATTTGATCCCACACCCCCTTGACCTTGCTGATCGCATCCCTAAAGCCCTGGCCGATCGGTGCAAACCAGTCAGTCGCCGATTCCCATGTGGTCTGAATGTCCTTGCCAATGCCACTGAGAAGCCCGCCAAAATCCTTTGCCAGATACGACAGGTCGTTCCAGATCACCCCCAGCGCCGGCCCCAGGTTGTCCACCCACCAGCGGAAGGGTTCGTTCAAGTCGTAAGCCGCCTTGGTCAACAGGGCCATGCCAATCACCGCCAGACCCACCGGGCCGGTGATTGCCGTCCATGCCGCTGCCGCTGCTGCTCCTAGGGCGCCAAATAGCCCGGTCCCGGCTGCCACCGTGACTCCCATTGCGGACAAGCCGGCTACAACGGCAGGGGCGGCCACCCCGATTGCCGCAATCACGCCAGCTACGCCAACAGCTGCCAGGGTCAGAGCCCCGAGTGCAGTTACCAGATCCTTGATCGGCCCAGGCAGTCGCTCAAAGCCCTCCAGCAACGAAGCGGCGAAACCAATGATCCCGGAGGTCATTGGGCCGAGGCTGCCAGCAATCTCTGCCTGGAAGTCAGTCCATGCTGCAGTTAGCCGATCAATCGCGGTAATCGGCGGGATGGTGCTATTCGCCAGGCCATTCAATGCTTGAAGCACGATGGCGCTAGTGAGCTGGCCCGTTTCGCCCAGCTTTTTCAGACCACCAACCGTGGTGCCCATCACCTTGGCAATGGCCTGAGCAACCGCCGGGGCGTTCTCCCTGATCGACCGCAGTTCATCGCCCTGCAGGACGCCAGAGCCCAGGGCCTGTTTGAGCTGCAGCATCCCGGAGCTGATCTCCGCGTTGCTTTGGCCGGTGCGCCTAGCCGCCTTGGCGTAGCCCAAGAACGCGCCTTCGATGTTCTTCAGCTCGATCCCTGTCGGCCGGAGAGCCGCATAGAGATTGGCAATGCCCTGCTTGGCTTCGGTATTGCTAACGCCTAGCTGCTTCTGAACACGAAGCACCGCCTCTTGAGCTTTGGCCTGCTCGCCGTATTCGGTAGTGAGGAAGCCCAGCTTGCGCTCGGCCATTGCAGCCTCGACGCCAGCCTTCTTAAAGCCATTGACCAGCGCCCCTGCACCGACAACAGCCATGACAGCCTGAAGGCCACCAGCGCGGGAGGCAAAATTGCCAGCATCAGTCTCAGCGCCGCGCATGGATGCCCGCAGGCGCTCCAGGTTCTGGGTCGCCACCTGATACGAGCGGCTGCTGCGATCGGTTTTATCGACAATGGCTTGGAACTGTTTCTCCAGGCGCTGCATTCCCTCATTCGTATTCTTCGCTGCGCCGGCCATGAGATTCATGGTCCGCTGCATCCGGGCGCCAGCAGCGTCTAGGGTCTGCAGGCCGCCAGCTGAATTGCGGAAGCGGTCCATGACCGACTGGGTTTGAGCGGCAGCTCCGCTAACACCGGCCAGACGGCGCTCCAGTTGATCCAGTCGCTGGAATAGCTGGCCTACCTGCAGGTCTAGCTGGACGCTGTACTGTTCGGCCACGCCTATCCCAGCAACAAAAAAGGGGGCATTGATTGCCCCCTTGAGTCTATCGGCGCCGGCCCTTAGCCTTTTCCATCGCTTCCTTCTCGTGCTTGGCCCTTAGCTCATAGAAGGCCGCCCAACCGGCAAGCTCGACAGGTGACATACGTTCGCGTAGCTCAGCCACGGTCATCCCGAGTTTCTCGGCGACCATGAACTGAAGGACAAGGTAGCCGTCAGACTCCAGCTGCTTTGCGAGGGCTGCTTTTGATGTCGCGCTTGTCAGCTTCATCCACCTCGTCGGTGGAATCATCTTCCAGGATGCGTACCAGGATCTTTTCGGCCAGGGAGGCAGGAATGTCGTTCTTGAGCTGGGCCAGGTCGCCCGGAGCGAACATACGGGTGTTGTTTTCGTCGTAGGCCTTATTGACCAGGAGAGTCAGTGCAAAGCCAGTCGCGTCGTCACCGGGGGCCTGCTTTTGAGCCTTAGAGCGCTCGCCCAGGGTGAGGGGTCGCATCCAAAAGGAAAAGTTCTTGCCATTGGGCAGCTCGACGCACTTTTCGCGCATCGACATGTCCACGCTGCTCGTAAGCAGATCAATCGCCCGCATGGTTGAGGTTGCTAGCTACAGCTGTAGCCTAGCTAGGCCGTAACGGAGGGCCGATGGCACGGCCCCCCGGACAGGGATCAAACAGCAGGCGCTTCGGCGACAGGCTCAGAGCTAGGCGCGGTCTGGCTGTCCTCAAGCTGCAGGGCATTGGCTTGATCCACCAGCTCAGCCTTGGTTTGGCTGTTGTCGAGAGTGACTCCATAGTTAGTCGCGCAGTAGTCAACGATCTGCGCCTTGGTCATCGACTCAAAATCGACTGCAACCTGAGGGGTCGCTTCGGCGACAGCCTCCACAACAGGCTGCTCAGCCACAGGCTCTTCCGCCACAGGCTGCTCAGCCACTGGCTCTTCAGCGATCTTGGGCTCGCCCACAGGGGCCACAGCGTCAACGCCAGGCGTCAGAGTTGTCTCGCCAGCATCAACAGTGGGAGTCAGTGTCTCCTCTGTAACGGGCACCTCAGGAGTCAGTGTCTGCTCGCCTGCATCAACGGTAGGGGTCAGCGTTTCCTCCGTGACTGGCACTTCAGGAGTCAGTGTCTGCTCGCCAGCGCCAACCTCGGGGGTCAGGGTGCTCTCCCCTGCATCAACGCCAGGCATCACTCCCTCGGGCTCAGGCAGGGTCGCGTCCACTTCAGGAGTCAGGGTCTGTTCGCCAGCGTCCACAGTCGGCATCAGACCATCAGGCTCAGGCAGGGTGGCATCCACTTCGGGCGTGAGAGTCTGTTCGCCAGCATCCACTCCCGGCATCACGCCTTCAGGCTCGGGCACAGTGGCATCAACACCAGGCATCACGCCTTCAGGATCAGGCAGTGTGCCGTCCACTTCAGGTGTCAAAGTGCCTTCGCCAGCATCCACTGTCGGCATCCCGCCATCCACCTCACCCACGGGGCCACCAACTGGCTTGAGGTTGGCAGCAGTCATCATCCGGGCCGGATCCACCAGGGCAACTGCCTGCTCAGGAGCTAGCGATTCGGCGGTATCCCGGAAATTAACGAAATCCGAGAGCCGGGAAGAAACTGCTGAGGCCTGACCTTTTAGATCGGTCCAGTTGCCATAAAGGTTTTCAGCTCGGCGAGCGGTTGCCATGGTCTAAATGCTGTGCTGAGGCCATTCTGCCCAGGCAAATAAAAAGCCCCTCCGAAGAGGGGCTGTAGCACTTGCCTAACGAGCTCAGAGCTCAATGCCGAACAGCTGTGTGGGCTGCCCGCTGATGCTGTAGCTCAGCTCAGCGGTGGTGGCATCGTCAGGGCTGACGCTCAGGCTCATCGAAGTAATCGAAATCGGCGACTGCACAAACAGGCTCTTGCTGTCGTCAGGGCCATCGCCAGTTGCATTGGCGACTTGATTGACGTACAGCTTCACCTCAGCACCCTGCTGGCTGCGCAGCATGACGTTGGCCAGCAAGCGGTTAGCCATGCTGGTCTGGTCATCGGTGAACATCACCGTCATGCTGCCCGTACCAGACGCATAGCCTGCCTGAGTGCGCCGGAAAGCGGCATACTTGCCGCTGCCGCTACCCAGGCCACAAGGCAGGGTGGTGACATCCAGCTCCTCACGGCTCAGCTCAAGGCTGAACTGCTTGACCTGACAGACCGAAGCGAACTCGGCATAATCGATCTTGATGTGGTTCTTGGCGCCGGGGGTGTCCTCCGTGCCAGTGCCACCATCACCGTTCAGGGTGATAGGGGTAGCAGATCCCATCTCGCCGATCGTAATGGCAGTGGTATCAACGGCGAGCACCTCGTAGGCAACGCCGGCAGTCAGCGCCGAATCCAGCTTGGCTGTGCCTTCAACAATGAAGATCACAGGGTCACCAGCTTGGTAGTCGTGGCTGCTGGGAACTACGACGTAGGGGCCGGCGGGGAAATCAGAAAAATCCTTAAGGCAAAATTGTGTGCCTGCAGGCTGAAAATAGATGGCACCTTCTTGCCCCGTAAGGACAGAGGTACTGCAAGAGATGGGCACTGTTAGAGACCTCCAACGGTTTCAAGTGTGGTTAGTGATGCAGTGATCACATGAGTCGTGAACTCAGATCCACCCGCCGGCTGGACTGATCGCGGGCCATCGGGGTTACGGATACTGATCTGACTCCCGCAAGAGTCGATCCAGCCCCGGTCCCGCTTCAGGAAGAACTCTCTCAGCCACGCCGCAGCCTTGAGTGCCTTCACAGTCCCTTGGTTAATCGGGGTGTAAACCCAGGTCGTTAATGTCCCTTCCACTTCGCGCACCCTGCCGTAGCGACCAGACACGGTGCGATTGCGAGAGGAACCCCAACTGACCTGCAGACGAACAGCCCCGGCTGGATGCAGCTTAGCTAGTGCTGCATCAATGCTCATGGTGTTCTCATACAGGATCGGCATCTCCCACGTCAAAAACTCCCATTCACCTGCAACGTCATCATCGGTTGCTGGTATCGCAGTAGGTCCATCCACCAGAGCACGAAACAAGCCATAGCCAGGGCTCAAGGTCGCCGCATCTGCAATGGCCGCTCGATACACCTCGCCAGCAACAACGACTGGTGCCGCTGCCAAATCAGGCCATCCCAGCCACCAGGAATGCAGCTCTGTCTCCAGGCGACGCTGGATACCGTTGAAGTCAGCTAGGGCATTGGTGCTCATCTCTGCTGCCTCCGCGCCGCCTCATCAAGGTAGGCACCCTTCCGCCAGCGATCGGCGATGCGGGTGAACCAATCAGCTGGTGCCTTTTTGCTCCACCCCTCAAAGCACAAACGGGTGGCATACGGCAGGTTGTTGATCAAGACTTGATTCTGTCGTGGATCCACCGTCACAGGGTCAACCGGCGGTGGAGTGGGGTAGCTGCCTGACTCGTTCTCGGGGACCATCTCATTGGTATCGGCCGGGCCAGCCATGGATTGGGCGTGAAACCAGCTGGCACGAAAGCGACCCTCATCCACTGGCGATCCTTTAATCAGATCCGCATGGACAGCAGCAACCGATGCCTGAATGCTGCGCTCCATCCGCTGGCGCAGGTTGCCACTTAACTCAGACAATGGCCGGCTCATCGGACAATCTCCCGGACCTGCATCTGGAGTAAAGCAGTGGTCTCGTAACCCCATGCCTCGCCAGGGGCATAGACCTTCACGTCGCCTTGAAGCACATTTGGAATGTCCGCACACTCTCTAGCCGTATAGGCCTCGGCGTAGATCATTGCCCGGACTGAGGTCTTCGATCCACTGGTGACACGTCCAGAGGCAGGGTCATAGGCATTTGCCCCAGCCATGTAAAAAGTGGCAGGAGTGCCCAGAATCCCTAGCAGCTCAGTAGGCAGCGACATGAGTGGCTTAAGCGCTCCCTCGCCAGTGTCCACACGCTCAGAGCTAACGATCTTGAGCTGCTTGCCGGTGTA